AAGTTTTCTTTACAGAAGGACAATTAAAATGGAGAAAGTTAAAAGAATTACGTGTCCAAAGACATATAGATAATAATCCTGATGAAATTGATGCAATTAAAAAGAATGCACCATTAATTAGAGCAGAGAAATTTGAAGTAGGTGTACCACATTACACAGAAGACGGTAAGTTGTACGAAGGTCCTACACATAAAGATGCTGATGGTAGATTAATGACAGGTGAGGTTCATACAGAAGATAGTGTATATCTATATCACGAAGAAGAATTAGGTTATGATGTAAGTACTATTGGTGGTTTTGAAGACCCTAATATTAAAAAGAAAAAGAAGAAACAGAATATGGAAAGTTATTCTGACTATCCTGATTCAGTTAAGAACAACGCTAAGGCGGTACTTAAATGGGTGGATGAAAATGGTTGGGGTTCTTGTGGAACTGATGTGGGTAAACAACGTGCAAATCAACTTGCTAATGGTGAACCAATATCAGAGGAAACAATCCAACGTATGTACTCATACCTATCACGTCACAAAGTAGATTTAGAATCTTCAAAGAGTTATGACGATGGTTGTGGTAAATTGATGTACGATAGTTGGGGTGGATTATCAGCACTTAGTTGGGCTGAATCAAAAGTTAATTCATTTGGAAAGAATGATATGTCAATGCAAAAGTTTGCAATTGATTCGGAAGAAAAAAGAGTAGTGATTGGGCCAGCAATGGTTCCTGATTATAAGATATATAGAAAAGACAAAGAGGGAAACCCATATCACGTTTATTTCAGTGCTGACACAATTAAGATGATTGCTGAGAAATATATGAGAAACAAATATCTTGATAATAATGATGAGAACCACGATGGTACAGCTGTAAAGGATGTATATGTGATTGAATCTTGGATTAAAGAAGATATGGAAGATAAATCAAACAAATATGGTTATGGTGAACTTCCAATAGGTACTTGGTTTGTTTCAATGAAAGTTAGAAATGACGATGTATGGAACAAAGTAAAACAGGGTGAATTGAACGGATTTAGTGTTTCAGGTTGGTTTGAAGAGGTAGCACAATTCTGTAGAGAAGAGATGTTCCTTAAAAAAGTAGCTGAAATAATAAAAAATATAAAATAATTTGGGAATATATATATATTTTCATATTTAGAAGTAGAACAATAAATTAAAACAAAATAAAAACAGATTATGTCTAATCCAAAAACAGCAATTAACGAAATTAAAAAGTTGATGGTGCAGTTTGGTTTTATAGCTGATGAACCTGTTTTAGCGTCTTTCAAACTTGAAGATAATACAATTATCCAAACTCCTAAATTAGAGGTTGGTAACAAAATTGTTAAAATCAACGAGTTATTTGAACAAGTGGCGTTAGAAGATGGTGAATATATATTGCAGGAAAACTTTGCAATTACAGTTACTGGAAGCCAAATAGTTACAGTTAAAGAAATTTTCGTTAGTGCAAAATTAGAAGACGGTACAGAAGTAAAGGTTGAAGGTGACGCGTTAGCAGAAGGTGCTAAGGTTGTTGTTATAACTCCTGACGCTGAAATACCTGCACCAGATGGTGTTCACAAATTGGAAGATGGTACTGAAATTGAAACTAAAGATGGTATGATTGCTTCAATCAAAGAAGCCGTTTCTGAGGAAATGGGTGAAGGTTATGAAGATGAAGAAATGCCAGCAGGTTACGATGGAGGTTCACCAATTCAAATTGAATTAATGGATATGTTGAAAGAGTTTGTAAAGAAAATCTCTGAGAAAATGTCCGATATGGAACAAAAAATGGAAGCAATGAACAATGAGTTTAGTGCTTTCAAATCAGAACCAGCAGCTAAGAAAATATCTGACGGTAAAACTGACTTTAATAAAGAAATTTCAAATGCTGATTCTGCAGACGATAAAGTTGCAGCAATTATGGCAATGAGAGAATCTAATAAAAAATAATTAAAAAAATAAAATTTAAACGAATTATGAAAATTTATTCAAAAGACGAATTTAGTTATGTAGTATCTAGTATCACTGGATTTACTGACCAAAGTTCTCAAGAAATTGTAGCAAAAGCGTTAATCGGAGCTACAACTCCATCAAACACCACAGTTAAATTAGGTGTTCGTGGTACACAACAAGTACAATTGTTAAACTCTGCACCATCTTTCCAATCAGGAGCTTGTGGATGGAATGCATCAGGTACAACAACTTTTACTCAAGTATCATTAGCCTCTCAACACGAGAGAGTAAACGAAGAATTATGTTTCCAACAACTTTGGGATACATACCAATCATTATTGTTACCTCCAGGTCAAGATCCTGAAACAGTACCTTTCTTAAATCAAATTATTGATTTGAAAGTAAAACAAATTCAACAAAGAATTGAAACTAAATTATGGGGTGCTTTAACAGCATCAGGAGATACCTTCAACGGTTTCAACTACTTAATTACAACTGGTAACACATCTGTTGCAACATCTGCTTCAGGTACTACTTTCAGTTCAACTGCGGCTTACGGTTCAAACGGTAACCCAATCACTGAGGTAGACAAATTAATCTCTGCATTATCTGATGACGCTTTAGTGTTTGACGACCTTGTAGTGTTTATGTCCTACTCAAATTTCCGACTATATAATCAAGCCTTAGTAAAAAGTAACTTCTTCCAAAACTACATTGGTACAACTAACGTAACTGGTAATATGAGTGCAATCCACCCATCTACTAACGTTAAGGTATTACCTACAATTGGTTTAGCGGGTTCTAACAAAGTAACTATCGGACCAGCATCTTATATGTTTTGCGGATTTGACTTAATGTCAGACCACGAGAAGATGGATGCATTCTGGTCAAGAGATTTTGATGTGTTGAAGATTAGAGCTAATTACTCTTATGCTGCAGCTATCGCAACATTCTCTGGTACTAACTACTTTGCAACTAACGGATTGAGCTAGTAACAAAATTATAAAAACTGAGGGGTGAAAGTCCCCTCATATTTAAAAAATAAACGAAAAAATTAATATAATATAATATGAGTTGTTTTATAACATCGGGAGCAGCGTTAGGTTGTTCTGATTCTATAGGAGGAGTAAAAAAGATATATGTAGCTGGACAATCAGGTTTTACATCTGGTTACACTTACAATGTTAGTGGTACCACTATTGGTGCTATCACAGGTGCTACAAATTCTGGTACTGTTACTTACTATGGTTTTGAATTGAAAAGAAACACAAGTTCACTTGTACAAAATACTACTAAGTCATACGAAAATGGTACGGTGTATTGGGAACAAGTTTTAACTGCTGTTTTATTCAAGTATGACCAAGAAAAGAGAAACCAATTAAAAGTGTTGGGACAAAACGATAATTTACAGATTTTAGTAATTGACCAAAATGACGTAGTTTACGTAATTGGTCAAGTAAACTATTCTTACTTATCGGGAGGTTCAGCTGGAACTGGTTTAGCTTTAGGTGACAGAAACGGATTTGAAATGATTTTTACTGCACAAGAAAACGAACCAGCTAGAATTTTAGCTGCACCAGCAGGTTACACAGGTACAACACCAGAAGCGTTAATCGCAGCTGTGTTTACAGGTAGTACAATTAGTGGATAAATCTTAGGTCGTATGACCAATTTCTATATTCTCTAAAGAAAAGGGGACTTATGTCCCTTTTTTTTTATGCAATACCCTTTCGCTTAAGTTTTTTTTATATTTAGTATATATAGACCCATCATATGATTATAATGAATAAAGGACAGGTGAATGAATTGGTGTTAAACATCAATAACAATTCACGTACCGATTTTAGTGGATATACACTTACATTCTTACATATTCTATCACAAGAAGAAAAATCATATACGATTAGCATCTCTAATCCAGCACAATTTGGTGAGAATATTAGATATTGTGAGATTGTATTAAACCTAACAAATAATGATTTAAATTATGAAGGACAATACCAATTAAAAATATATGGTAATGGTACTCAATTGGTTTATACAGGAATGGTACGTTTAGATGGAACAACCGAACAAGGTAACGACTTTGTTACTTATGTATCACCTGACGAGGATAATAGTAATTACATATATATACAAGAATAATTATGAGTGAACAAAAACAAAAATACCAATTAGGTAAAGTAAATTTTACACAAGAACCATTATTACCAATCTTTTCGGAGGTTTTTAATAACAAGGACTTTGTATTTTACGGAGAAAATAACCTAATGCCACAATATCTTATTTCAAGATATAATAACTGTGCAATACACAAAGCAATCATTACTTCAAAGAAGGAACAGATTATGGGTGATGGTATTGTATCATTAAATAACCCAATGGCCACAGTTAATTTTATTAACGAAAGTGAAAATGTAACTGAGGTTATGGCGAAATGTGCATTGGACTTAGTATTATTTGGTGGGTTTTCATTAAATGTTATTTGGTCAAAAGATAAAAAATCAATTGCTGAAATATATCATTTGGATTTTAGTAGAATCCGTTCAGGTAAAATTAACCCTGAAAAAGATAAGATTGAAACTTATTACTATTCTGCAGATTGGTCAAATATTAAAAAATTCCCTGTAACTGCATATCCTTGTTTCTCACAAGAAGATTCAGACCCATCTCAAATATATTATTATAAATCATATTCTCCATCTCAATCTTATTATCCACATCCTGATTATTCAGGTGGTTTGGCATCTATTGAGATTGATGTAAATATTAAAGAGTTTCACGCAAACAATCTAAAGAATGGTATGTTACCATCACTTTGGATTAATATGAACAATGGTATCCCTGGCGATGAAGAACAACGTTTGGTTACACGTGCATTGGAATCACAATTTACATCTGTAAACAACGCAGGTCGTCCAATCATATCATTCAATGAAAGTAAGGAATTATCACCT